AGCAAAATGGCGGACAGCGTTGAAATTGCTTATGACAAGGCGGATCTACGTCGAGTCCTAGGTGCGTTCAAGGCAATGGACGCAGAGGCTACAGTCCAGGCCAAAGCTGCGTCCGGCGCTCTGGCAGAGTTCGCTCAAGATAAAATCGTAGGCACTGCCGTAGGTCGAGGCCGCGCAGCTGAAAAGATAGCTCGCGGATCACGAGTTTCCAAGTCGTCCAAGATAGGTGAGTTATCTTTTGGCTTTGCCGGTCAAAAGTTTTCTGGTGGCGGCACAACTCAACAGCTGTGGGGCGGCAACGAATTTGGATCTAACAAGTACAAGCAATTTCCAATCTGGTCAGGCTTTGGCGCAAAAGGTCGAGGATCTAACGGCTGGTTTATCTATCCAACCTTGCGCGCCATTCAGCCCGAAATCATTGCTAAGTGGGAAAATGCTTTTGACAAGATTCTCAAGGAGTTTTAATGGTCGCACAAAGTAGGACGCTCAAGCTCTCCATACTTGCCGACGTTGACCAACTCAAAAAATCGCTTAACAGTGCCAACGCAGACGTAGAAGGATCTAGCAATAAACTAGGAGACTTTAGCAAGAAGGCTGGCCTGGCCTTTGCCGCAGCTGGCGCAGCCGCCGGCGCTTACGCAATCAAGCTTGCAGTGGACGGCGTCAAAGCTGCAATCGAGGACGAAGCTGCGCAGATCCGACTTGCGACATCATTGCAAAAAGCTACAGGTGCAACAAACGAGATGATTAAGTCTGTTGAGGAGCAGATACTTAAAACATCTTTGGCCACAGGCGTAACCGATGACAAACTGCGCCCAGCTCTTTCTCGGCTTGCTCTTTCCACAGGTGACGTTACAAAGGCGCAGGATCTATTAAGCCTTTCACTAGACATTTCCCAGGCCACAGGTAAAGGGCTTGACAGCGTTGCAAACAGTCTAGGCAAGGCTTTTGACGGCAACACAGCTGCACTTGGCAAATTAGGTATAGGCCTATCGGCTGCCGAATTAAAATCCATGTCATTTGAAGAAGTACAGACAAGACTTTCAGATTTATTTGGCGGTGCAGCTGCGGCAAATGCCGACACTTACGCAGGCAAAATTGCCAAACTTAAAGTGGGATTTGACGAGGCAAAAGAAACTTTAGGCACTGCGTTATTACCGCAATTAGAAAAATTTGTAGGTTTCTTAAATTTACAAGCATTGCCTAGTTTAGATTTGATTATTGCCGGTTTTACTGGCAGACAAGGATTCAGCAACGCCATTGGCAATTCTCAATCAAGTGCTTTTAAGTTAGGCGCTGAAATGAAAAATTTGACAAAAACATTTGCTAGTTTTTTTGCCGTATTTAGTTCAGACGGTGCTGATTCTTTAGGTGGATTTTTAGGCGTAATTCAAGGTCTCATTAAGGGCATTATTTTAGTTTTAGCACCTTTCAGAATTGCTTTAGATTTAATGGTCAGATCTGTCAATGAACTAATTAAAGTAATCAATCTTTTTCCAGGTCAAGACATAAAACCTTTAAGCACGATTATTACCTTGCCTGGTGATCCGCAATACAAAGCGCCGACGGCTAATCGGACATTTTCTGGCGGTTCAGGTAGTTTTAGTTCTACTTTTGACACAGGTGTGGGATCTACAGGCGGTAGCGGTACGGGATCTATTCCTAGCGTTCCACGTACATCGATAAATTCTGGCGTTGCGGCAGCTGTATCGGGAGCGGCCATGGCCACCGCTGATCGAGCTGCTATAAACACACAATTTTTTCAACCGTCTGCGGCCGATAATCGAGCAGCTGGACTACAAGGCGCTGCCATGGCTGGAATTAACCTGACAGTAAATGGCGCAATCGACGCCGAGGGCACAGCTCGCACTATTGTCAACACGCTTAATGATTCATTTTACAGAGGCACGGGCGGTGCGACAGGTTTTAGGATAGAGAAATGACGCAATGGGCGCCAGTGTGGCAAGTCAAGATTTCAGGCGTTGACGTCACAGATTCGGTTTTGGCTAGTCTCAACATTACTTCTGGCCGCACAAACATCTATGAGCAGGCTCAAGCCGGATATTGCACACTTACGCTCATTGTGTTTAATCAAGCGGCTATTGATTACGAAATAAATGACACCTTGTCCGTCGAGGTGCAGGACACCGCTGCTGTCTATCAACCTATCTTTGGCGGCTCAATCGTGGACATAGCTGTAAGCGTGTCAGAGGTCGGCTCAAGCGCCTACACGCAGGAAGTGACCATAACTGCCTTGGGCGCGCTGGCAAGGTTGCAAAAGGCTCTCACAGACGGCGTTTTGACACAGGATTTTGAAGGCGACCAAATTGAGACAATCTTGCGTCAAGTGCTATTCGCTCAATGGCAGCAGGTACCTGCGGCTTTAACATGGGCAACCTATGATCCGACAGTCACTTGGGCAAATGCCGAAAACACAGGCTTGGGCGAGATAGATACGCCAGGCAATTACGAGCTGGCGCAGCGCGCTTCATCACGCACCGTGATTTATGACCTAGTGGCGGCTTTGGCAACTTCCGGCCTTGGCTACATCTACGAGGACGCCAACGGCCTTATTGGCTATGCGGACTCGACACACAGGACGGCCTATTTAGCAGCCAATGGCTACACAGATCTAACAGCCAATCATGCGCTAGGTCGCGGCATAACAATTAAAACTAAGGCTGGCGACGTGCGTAATGACGTTACTATTCAGTACGACACAAATAGTTCTAGTGAAGTTAGCGACAGAGATGAAGCGTCAATCGGACTTTATGGAGAGTTAGCGCAAATCATTACGACGACCATAAAACACCAGGCAGACGCCGAGGATCAAGCTGCGTTTTACCTGGCACTTCGAGCCTATCCACAGCCTAATTTTGACTCAATTTCCTACGCGCTTACCAATCCAGAGCTAGACAATGGCGACAGAGACAGTCTTATTAATGTATTTATGGGGCAGCCAATAGCCTTAAATGACTTGCCGTTGAATATGTCCGCCGGTACGTTCCAGGGCTTTGTCGAAGGCTTTACATTTCGAGCCAGTTTTAATGAGCTTTCGGTGACTTTGCTTATGTCGCCACTAGCCTATTCTTTGCAGGCTATGCGTTGGAGCGACGTGCCACCTTCCGAAACTTGGGCAAGCGTGTCGCAAATCTTGACGTGGGAATATGCCACAATCGTGTCATAAAATGAGAGGAAAATAAATGGCCAATCCGACCACAAACTACGGCTTTGTATTGCCGACATCGACGGATCTAGTTACAGACTTGCCGGCAGATTTCGACGTGGCATTGCAGGGCGTTGATACACGACTTAAGGCATTAAATCCTTCAACAACGCTAGGTGATACCGACTATGCGTCCGCAACGGCAAATACAAATACACGTTTAGGCATTGGCAGCACTGGACAGGTTTTAACTGTAGCGGGCGGCGTTCCTGTTTGGGCAACGCCAGCTGTCGGCGGCGGAAAAGTCTTGCAAGTTGTCAATGCAACCTATTCAACACAAACTATTAATTCCACAACTTCTTATGCTGACACAGGTTTGACGGCAACAATTACGCCAACATTAAACACTAGCAAAATCTTATGTTTAGTCTCGCAAGCCGGAGTCTATAAACAGCAAGGCGCGGATAATTTTTGTCACGTGCAACTTTTACGCTCTGGCTCATCAATAATTGAATTTGAAAAACAAGGTGGACGCACAGAAACTACCGCTACAAACGCTGTAGCAGCTGCGTCAACTTCTTATCTAGACAGTCCAGCAACAACAAGTGCGACAACATACAAAACACAATTTAAGTCAGAGTTGGCTGCTGGCGCAAGCGTGCGCGTACAAGCCGGTTCAGGTTTCTCCACAATTACTCTTTTAGAAATAGGTGCATAATGGCGAACATTGGTGATGTATTAACAATGCTTATTCCAAATGGCGGTTATATTGCTTCTGGTGATGATTATGAAGGTATTCAATTTCTAGAGTGTGATCCGATTACAAAAGCACAATTTACAGCTGGTTTTGCCAAATGGGATTCGTGGAAGGCAGAACAAGATTTGAAAGCCGCTACTGACAAAGCAGCACTTTTGGCCAAACTTGGCATAACAGCCGATGAAGCGGCATTACTTTTGAAATGAACTATGCAATGGGCACAGCCGCAGCGCTTATAGATGTTGCACTTGCAGAGGTTGGCACAGTAGAAAAAGGCGAAAACCTTACAAAGTATGGCAAATTTACAAAAGCCGACGGCCTGCCATGGTGCGGCTCTTTTGTAAACTGGTGCGCTAATGAGGCTGGCGTCAAGATTCCAAGCATGGTCAGCACAGCTGCCGGAGCGCAGAAAATGAAGGATCAGGCGTTTCATTCTCTCTTC